TTGATATTGCCCCTCTGGTGCATTGTCGGGAAAAGGCGCCGCTTCATCGGTGTGCTTTCTGATACCACCGAACAGGCCGAAGAATTTTTAGAATCCATCAAGGCCGAGCTGGAAGCCAACGAACGATTACGGGAAGACTTTCCCGAGGCATGCACCAGAGGGCGCACCTGGCAGGCCGGACAAATCATCACCCGCTCGGGAGTGAAAATAAAATGCTGGGGGAAACGCAAACGCCTGCGCGGCGCAAGGCATGGTGCAAGACGACCCGACCTCATCATCTGTGACGATCTCGAAGACGATGAGAACATCGATTCACCCGAGCAAAGGGAAAAAGACCGCTCCTGGTTTTTCAAAGCTGTCATGAAAATTGGCGGACGCTACTCCGTCTTCATCGTGATCGGCACTTTGCTCCATTACGACTCTCTGCTCGCACGGCTGTTGCACCAGCCCGGCTGGCGCGGGAAAAAATGGCAGGCCGTGATCCAATGGTCGGCTTCGCCCCTTTGGGAACGCTGGGAAAACATCTTTATCAAAGATGGCGAAGAAACCGCCGATGCCTTCTTTGAAAAAAACAAAAAGGAAATGCTCAAGGGAGCCAAAGAACTCTGGCCCGAAGGAGAACCCTATTATTATTTGATGAAAATTCGACTGGCCGATGGGCCCGCCTATTTCGATTCCGAAAAACAGAACGAGCCCATCCATCCCTCGGAACGCCTGTTCGATGCAGAATGGTTTCAATACTGGAACGATGAAACCCTGTCCATGCAGGGTGGAATGGAAATCGATTCCGATGAGAAAATCATCGCCGCTGTCGATCCCTCGATGGGCGGGGCCTCCAGTAAAGCCGATCCCTCAGCCATTGTGGTGGCCATCGTGCGCAAGAACGGCGTTCTCGACATCCTCGAAGCCGATATCCAGAAGCGGCATCCCGACCGCATCATGGAAGATCTGTTCGCATGGTATCGAATGTACCCCATGGATAGAGTGGTCATCGAAGAAGTCCAGTTTCAGGAACTGTTCAAAGAGCATGTCCTGAGAGAAGGCGCAAAACGCGGGATGTACCTGCCCATCGAAGGCACACGCCCGCACACCGACAAAACCCTGCGTATTTCCAAACTGCAACCGCATATCAAAAACGGGTTCATACGGTTTCGTCGCAACCAGATCAGCTTGTTGAATCAGCTCAAATACTTTCCCAAAGCCGATCACGACGATGGACCCGACGCACTCGAAATGGTGTTCAGCCTGGCCAACGCACAAAGCATTCAACCACGCATCCGGCGAATTCTTTAATAAAAATTCTACAACTCGCAAGCGGGTGAGGCGTTCACCCGTCCATTCAATTTCTAACACACATTACCATGAAAATTTTCCCCTGGTTCCAAAGCAAAGCGAGCGCGACGACGCGCGCCATCACAATGATGCTTCCGTTGGGTACACCACCCATGCCGCGCATCAACTACAAAGCACTGGCAGAAGAAGGCTATTCAGGAAATACAGTGGTCTTTGCCTGCATTCGAGAAATTGCCGAAGCCTGTGCCGGGGTCGAGTGGGGTGTTTACAAAAAAATTCCCGACAGACGCAGGGAGCGCATCCACGATCATCCCGTGCTGGAGCTGTTGCGCAAACCCAATCCCTTTCAAGGCCGTTTTGAATTGTTTGAAAGTGCGGTTTCCTATCTTTATCTTTCCGGCAACATGTATATGGAATCCGTAGACAGCGGGTCAGGTCGTGACAACCCAACACCCCCGCACGAGCTATATATATTACGACCCGACCGCATCAAAATTTTACCGCACCCTGTTCACCGTGTCGGCGGATATGAATACGAAGTTGGCGGCAGAAAGCAGAAATTTTCCTCAAAACAAATTTTACATTTGAAACTTTTTAATCCGCTCAGTGACTGGTACGGGTTGTCGCCCGTGCAAGTCGCATCGCTCGCCATTGACAAATTGAACCAGGGCGACCGCTGGAACGCGGCACTATTGCAAAATTCAGCCGTCCCCTCCGGCGCACTGGTATCCAAACAAAGGTTGAGCGATGAACAGTTTCGCCGTCTGCGCGAGGAAATGCGCGAGCAATTGCAAGGCATCCGCCATGCCCGCGAACCGCTCCTGCTGGAGCAGGATCTTGATTGGAAAGAACTCGGCGTGTCGCCCAAGGACATGGACTGGATCGAAGGCCTCAAACTCAGCGCAACTCAAATCGCGCAAGTGTTCAATGTGCCGCCCGAACTCGTGGGATTGCAGGAAGCCACCTATCAAAACCGCAAGGAAGCGCGCAAAGCTTTGTACACCGAAGTGGTCTGCCCGGTGTTGAATCGACTGCGTGATGGTTTGAATCAGTGGCTGGTACCGCGCTACGGAACGGAGTGGAGACTGGAATACGACCGCGATTCGATCCCTGCTTTGGCAGAGGATCAGGAAAGCTTGTGGAATCGTGCCAATGAGTCCAGTTTTTTAACCATCAATGAAAAGCGTCGCCTCGTCGGTTATGGAGAAATTCCCGGCGGCGACTCGTTAAACATTCGCGATGCAGGAAGCGGAAAGGATCTTCACACCCATGAAAAATAATCAAAATTTGCCAGTCCAATCCGAACAGGGCATCAAATCATTTCCTTTCAAAATGGACAGCGTGCAGGCGGAAGGAAGTTTTTCTGGATACGCCGCAGTGTTTGGAAACATCGATCTGTGCGGCGACATCATCGATCCCGGTGCCTTCAAAAAAACGTTGAACGACAGTAAGGGTCGGGTTCCCCTGCTCGATCATCACGATCCGCAAAAACAAATCGGATGGAATGTGTCCGCACGTGAAGACGCACGCGGCTTGTTCGTGCAAGGCAAGCTCAACCTCGAAGTTCAGGGCGCGCGCGAAAAACACGCGCTCATGAAGCAGGCGATGGAAGTGGGAGCGCGTATGGGATTATCGATTGGCTACCGCGTCATCCGCGAAGAGCTGGATAAGAAAGATCCCAACATCCGCCGACTCAAGGAAATTCAACTGATGGAATACAGTGTCGTCACCTTTCCCATGAACCCGTCCGCGCAAGTGACCGGGGTGAAAGGGCGGCGTGATTCTCTTTATCAATTTTTATCACGGGAACTGGGACTGCCGGAAAATCAGGCCCACAGCGCGTGTGAAACACTCACTCCATTTCTACAAGCTTTGCCGGCCCAGGGTCACAAAGCAGATACGGAATGGGGAGCCGAAGATCTGGAACCGCTGAAACGGTCCCTGAACCATTTACTGCAACTGATAACGTCCTGACAAATGAATGAGGGCGAACTTAAACACAAGGAGACAGCAATGAACGAAGTGAAACAACTGGTCGAAGAAGTGAATCGCGCTTTTGTCGAACACAAAAAGAAAAACGATCAGCGTCTGCAAGAACTGGAAAAAAACGGCCACGTCGATCCTCTGTTGGAAAAACAGGTCGAACGGATTTCTGCCGAAATTCAAGGATTGAACGACATGAAAGAAAGGGTTGAGCGATTGCACACCGCTCTCAATCGACCGGGTATGGAATACACCAGCGAGCCATCCGCCGATCCTGAACGAAAAGCGCAACGCAAGGCCATGCTTCAATACATTCGCAAAGGAGAAGCCGCACTGAGTCCGCAGGAATTTAAATTGCTTTCCTCAGACAGTGATCCCGCTGGCGGATATTGGGTGGCTTCTGCCATGTCCGATCAGGTTGTGCAAAAAGTTTTTGAAACTTCTCCCATGCGCAAGATCATTGCGGTGGAAACCATCTCCGGAGACGCTCTTGAAATTCCCGAAGACATCAACGAAGCCTCCGCAGGCTGGACAGCAGAAAAAGCTTCACGACCGGAAACGGCAACACCAGACATTGGCGTACGTAGAATCCCGGTTCACGAATTGTACGCACAGCCTAAAGCAACGCAAACTTTGTTGGACGATTCGCGCATTGATATCGAGAACTGGCTGGCAAACAAGATCGCGGACAAAATTTCCCGCATGGAAAACACCGCTTTTATCAGCGGCGACGGCATCGGGAAACCACGCGGCATCCTGACTTATCCCGCTGGCACGAGCAATCCGGGTCAGGTACAGCAGATCAATTCCGGTTCGGCCTCGGCATTGACAGCCGACGGATTGCGTTCGGTCTACTACGCCTTGAAAAACCCCTACGCGGACAATGCAAGTTGGCTGTTGTCACGAAGTTCGGTCGAAGCAGTTTCAAAGTTGAAAGATTCGAGCGGACAGTATCTCTGGCAACCAGGTCTGCAAGCGGGTGAACCGCAAACGCTCATGGGCCGTCCGATCGAGCGCATGGAAGACATGCCGAACGTAGCCGCAAATTCGCTTTCAGTAGCCTTCGGTGATTGGCGGCAGGCTTACACGGCAGTGGATCGAACCGGAGTGCGCATCTTGCGCGATCCGTTCAGCGCGAAACCTTTTGTCATGTTCTACACAACCAAACGTACCGGTGGCGACGTGCTCAACTTTGAAGCCTACGTTCTCCAAAAAACCGCCGCCTAGCGAACAGCGTCCGCTGGCAATAGACCGTAATAAAAACGGTTTATTAATAGGTCGGGGCGGTGGTTGTCGCTCCGCTCCGGCGGGCAGGCAACGCCTGCAGAAAAAAAAGCGAACTGGTTCAGGCTTGTATTTTACAAGTCAGCCTTTCGTCCCGCTCCGGCGGGCAGGCAACGCCTGCAGAAAAAAAAGCGAACTGGTTCAGGCTTGTATTTTACAAGTCAACCTTTCGCCCCGCTCCGGCGGGTAGCTTTTGACTTTGTAGGGGCAGGCCCCTGTGCCTGCCCGGATTTGATTTGTCATTCTGAACGGAGTGAAAAATCTATGTTTTGACTTTTAATTGCCTACGGCGACTCGCCGGTTTGATTTTAATAATTTTTTTAACGGAGCAAAAAATATGAAAGATATGAAAAACAATATGAAAGCGGTCAATTCCATCGACCCCGATGACTACATCGCTTCAGAAAATGGGGTGAGTGCCGATTTGCAAGGTTTCGATGGTGCCATGCTCGTGTTCAGCGTCGGCACCGTAACGGACGGGACGCACACGCCAAAGATGCAGGAATCGGATGACAACGCGACCTGGAACGATGTCGCATCCAGCGATCAGGAGGGGACACTGGCAGACCTCGCCAGTGATACCAATCAACAGGTCGGCTACCTGGGCGTAAAACAGTACATCCGCGCTGTTTTGACAGTGGCAGGTGCAACCAGCGGAGCACAGGTTGCGGCTCTGATCGTTCTTGGCAAACCCCATTTGTCACCCGTGGCCTGACAGATATGGTTTGATGAGTGGAAAGGGCGTTAGATCGTCCTTTCCACTTTCAAATGAGTATGAATCCAAGATTTGACCCCAATTATTTTTCCTCCTCTCGGTAAACTCCTATGTCACTAAAATTAAAAACAGCTCCCACAGAGGGAGCGGTAACCTTGGCTGAAGCGAAAGACTACCTGCGTATTTCAGACACGCAAGACGACCTGCAAATCACCTCATTGATCCATGCATTGACCGAGCGGGCCGAGATGTGGACAGGCCGGGCATGGCTCGATCAAAGCTGGACACTTTGGCTCGATTCCTTTCCACTGTGTCCAAACGGTTATGCGAGGCAAATTGAAATTTCGCGCCCGCCCCTGCAATCGGTCACACATTTGAAGACTTACGATTCAGCAGGGGTGGGTTCGGTTCTCTCCGATTCTGCCTATCTGGTGGACACCGCGAGTGTTCCGGGGCGCATTGTTTTGCAGGAAGGTCATAGTTGGCCGAGCGGCGGCTTGCGTTCTGCAAATGCGATTGAAATCGAGTTCACGGCGGGTTACGGATCGTCCAGTGAAGTTCCTTCAGCACTGCGCGAGGGAATTCTGTTGTGGATGAAAATTCTGTTTGCGGGAAAAACCAAATTGTTTGAATCCGATGAATCGACTCCGGGTCTGGCAAATCTGCACAACACGGAAATCCCTCCACAGACGAAGGTTCTCTGGCAACCCTATCAACTCATGCGCTTGTGAGGAGAATGGATGATGTTTCAATTTTCCATGCAAAACGAAGATGCGCTCTCAATCCTTGCGGACGATCTCAACCGCAGGTTGCAGAACGTAGAGCAGGAAACGGCAAGTGCTCTGGCTGAATCCGCAGAACGACTGGCGCGTGAGCGGGTGCTCGATCTGAATCGCAAGCCGAATCCTAAAAGCGGTAATTACCACCAGTCGATCAAAGCAACGGTCGATAACAAATCTGCATTTTATATTGCGGAGCTGTCGAGCAACGTTCCCTACGCCGGGGCACTGGAGTTTGGGTTCTCTCGTAAAAAGAATTCATCCAAAACGAAAATGGGTTTTCGTGTTCTCGGTGATGCGGCGGAAGAAGCGGTCAACGAAACCGACCGTATTTTCACTGAAATATTCAAAAGACAATCTGATTAGGAGACCACCATGCAGGAATGCAACGGACATTGTCCAGAACTAAAAGGGGTTCGGGTATGACAGATTACGCGCAGTTGGCAGAGGCGATACGAACCACCTTGCTTGCAGATTCTTATCTGGGAAATGTTGCAAATATCAAAACCATCGAAACACACAAACGCGGATTCTCCATACAGGAAAATCGCGATGCTCTGTTTTTTGGTGAAGTCGATCTGCCAGCGATAGCGATCGTTCCAAACTCTGGCCCGAAAGAATCGGTTCTCAGTACTACCAACGAGCAGCTCGAAACGATCAAGGCTCAAGTCATAGCGGTGAGCAAGGATCGCGACGCGCAAGCCGGTCTCACGGCACATCTCAGCATTGTAGAGAATATAGAATCGGTGCTGGAAAAGCAGAGGAGTTCGACACAAGACCTGGGGCTGGATGCCTTTGTGCGTCGGGTCGTGACAACGCAGGAACAATTGAAGAAAGGCGAATTTTATTATTTTGTATCGACGACAACAGCGGCAGTCGAATTGACGGCTACATTTTAGAATTACCAGCAGATTCAATCCAGCCCACCCAATCAATCTTGAAAGCGAAATCATTCGCCTCTATTCACAGGAGATATTTAAATGACCAGCAAGCGTATATCCTCCGGCTGGCGCGCGTTTTCCACCGGGCAGGAATCTGTCTATGGAAGCCCTGCCACCGTGACGACGGCCCTTAATTTTGAAGGGGCTCCGACTGATATCGAACCGAACGAGATGCAGACTGACGAAAAAGAAATCACCGGATTCGTCGAAGCCACGCAACACGAAACCCTCAACTGGAAGCTCGAAGGCCATCACAAGCAGAGAGCCATGCCGCACAATCTGGCGATCTTTCTGGGATTGGTCATGGGTCAGGTGACGAGCGATCAGCCGGATGTTGGCAACGATCCTGATGTCTACCGTCACTATATCGAACGCGATCTGGTCAGCGCGGCGATGAAGTCCGTGACGCTTGTCGAGTTTGATGGTGTCGCCCAAAAACAATTTCCCGGCATTTTTGGCAAGTCGGTGAAAATTTCCGGCGAGCGCGGTCAATTCCTCAAACTCGATGCCAGTTTCGGCGGCATGGGCAAAGAGCAGGCCAGTGCGGTATCGAAGCCCTCCACGGTGGCGGAATCGTATTTGCGTTATGGCGATGTAGAGTTCACACGCGGTGGTGCCCTCAGTGGTTCCGTGTCAGGTGGCGACCTTGCCGTTGGTTCCAGTCCCACTTCATTCAAAGGCGTATTGAGGAGTTTTGAATATGCCATCAACGCCGAACCTGTTTCTTTGTATGAGATGGGTGACAATACGGGTTACGTGACGCGGGCCGAGCGGGGCGAACGCTGGAAGCAGGAATTGTCCGCCGTGTTTGAAATGGCCGACGACACGCACAAGACGGGATTGATCTCCGGTTCAGAGTACGTGCTGAGCATCCCCATCACAGGCGGAGTGATCGCAGGCGGTTCGGGTAATTTGAATTATGAAGCCCATTTCATTTTTCCCAAGGTCGTGTATCGCGAAGCCAAAAAAGCGGTGGAAGGTTCCATCGTGATTGTGAATGGCGGATTCCAGGTGCTGGAAGATGCGACTTACGGTTCGGTGATTGTGAAAATTCAAAACAAACAAAGTTCGTATCTTGTTTAACAAGGGCAAAGGAGAGCTGAATCATGGCGGTTGGATTTTATTACCCGAATAAGTCAGCACCCACCGCCCAGTGGGTTCCATCGACACAACCTGTTTTTCCATTGCAGGAAACGGTGGACTATCCCTACCAGCTCAAGGGCGAAACCGCTGGCGGGGCCTTGTATGTTCAAGAGAAGGGTCCATTAACAAAGACCGTTGAATTGAACTTTGCACGCATGACGGAGGCCGATAGAGATTCCGCTCTGGCTTTTTTCAGTGCCGTGAAAAAATCATTTCTCAGCTTCGAATACGAAAGTCCTTCCGGCATTCTGGAAACCGTGCGCTGGATGAATGCGTTTGAATTCCAGCATGTCGTGCAGGGCAAGTATTCGGCAACGATCCAGTTGCGCAAGGAAGTATGAGACAGGGCGAGTTGTTGCAACGATCAGGTGGTCTTGTGAAATATAAATCGGATGGAGAATATTTATATGATTGATTGGAAGCAGGCCCGGCCTGCGGATTTTGATTGCTCCTTTGAGGGTGAAGACATCACCGAGACCGGAACGCATATTCAGATTCCGGTGCGTGTCCTGCATCGTGAATCGGGCGAAACGGCATTCACCCGGGCGATTCCGATCCGTGCGGATTTTTATCGCGAGTTGAAAAAACAACCGGATCATTTGCAGGCACTGGTCAAAATAGTGAATCGACGTTGCAGGGAAATGCTGTTGCAGAAAATCACAAAAGACGCGATGGAGATCGCCGACAAAGTGGATTTGATCCAGATGGATTCCCGGTCCATTCAGTGAAGGGTTCTCCACTCAGCCTGTAAACCGTTTAATCGGAAGGAAGAAAAATATTTTGAAAATCATCATGCTCAAAGAACAGCACGCGGCGGTCGATGGAATCCGCGTGAAAATTTATCCAGAAGGCAGTGTTTATTCCGTGCCACGAGATTTGACAGAAGAACTGGCGCAAATTTTTCTGCGTGAAAAATGGGCCAAAGAAATTCAGAAAAATACAAAAACAAAAAATCCGGCGGTCAGAAAAAGTTTGTCATCTGCGCCCGAAAATAAATCTGCTTAGAAAGGAGGGCAACATGCCCATTCACGTCAATCCCCCCACGCGCAACATACGCATACCCGTGGGTGAAAATCAGATCATCCTCAAGCTTCGCAATTACACCGCACCCGAATACAGCCAGTTCATGCGCGCGCGTTACGAAATAAAAAAAGGCAACCGGTTCACCGACAAGTCGCATGAAGCGCGCATTCAGTTTGTCGATCTTTTGCTGGTGGATGTCTGTGCAGAGGATGCAGAGGGCAACAAAGACACAGTGGTCTTCAGCGATCCAGCGGATGGGCAAACGCGCGAGTTGACGGCGCAGGTTCCCGACTGGAAGTCACACCTCAATCCGTCCTGGAAAATATCAGCGGCGATGGAGCTGGAAGGTCAGTCTGCTGAATTGGAGCATGACTCCCTAAAAAACTGATGGACTATCTCCAGGTCAATGCGCCGGGGCTGGAGGTAGAGTACGAAGATTTTTTGAGTCGGGTGGAACTGGAATGTGAAGACCCGGAATGGAATGCTAAAAATCACCCGGCGCAAAAAATACTGGACCGATTTTCACCAATGTTCAAACTGTGGGTGAGCGATCTGGAAAGAGTGTCCTTGTGGAAATGTGCGGGCTACCCACTGGCCAGAGAAGATTTGGAACCGCTCGACTGGTCGGCACTCGCTGTACTGGAATCTGTCAGAAGAAATCCAGCCCGACCCGATCCATAGCGGGAAACATCCCGGTTATTACCGGGAAAACCCGCATTGGAACAGGTCTAAGCACGATCGCTGATTTCTTGTTTGCATCCGTAACAGGGGATCAAAGCCATGGCAGAATTTATTCGCAGTATCATAACACAAACCACATTCACACCGGGAGCGTTCTATGCCAGTTTCTACATCAGCAATGGCGTCGGCCAAAATACGAATCGAGTTCGACGACCGCTTTACCAGGGAATCGCAAAAAGCATTGGAAAATTTCAGAAAAAATTATCAACAGATGTTCAAAGAATTTCAGGCGAATGCTTCGAAAGAAAGTGGTTTTAACAGCTTCTCACAAGGACTGGGTGTTGTTAGTGCTGGTTTAGCGGCGGGTGCGGCTAATGTGGTTACGAAATTGACGGATAAAGGAATCGGGCAATTGCTTAAAGAGGCCTTTACATCCAATGCGGAAAAGATAAAAGAAATAGACCGCCTGAATCTGGAAATATATGAAAGGGAACAAGGCATCACAGCGCAGAGAATCGCGGACATCGAAAAAATAACCAATAAGAAAAATGAGGAATTACGGGTTCAATCGGAGATCACGACAGCTATGGACCGGGTTGTCACGAAGACAAAAGAAATTTCCGATATCCAATCAACGATCCAGGCAATAGAAATATCCGTTTTTCTGAAAAATAGCGAGCGGGTGGTAGCGGAAGCTCTGCAATTGTATTCCGGCCTGCGATCAATATTCAGCACACCGCTTTATCAGGAAGTAAGGATCAGGCCCGTGCTGGATGGATCGGGCGGGTCAAGCTCTGGCGATATCGGGCAAAATCCGGGTGGATTTTATACCTCCGTTTCGAGCCGGATCGGGGCGACGCGTCTGGCCAAGGGCGCGGACTTCATTCCCTATGATGATTTTCCCGCGAGCCTGCACCGGGGCGAGGCGGTTCTGCCTGCGGATGTGGCGGATCGCTATCGCAAGGGTGCGGTCGCTGGCAACATAACGATTGATAAATTCAATGTGGTCATCAGTGGTGACAACAAACGGCCGGAAGATCTGGCACGTGATTTGTATTTCCACTTGAAACGCATCGGACAGCATATCGAAGCCAGCGTGTTCTAGATTTTGACAAGCTGGTAGGCGGCTCTGCCTGCCATTTCAAATTTTAGCAGTCATTAAATCACCGTAAAACTCACCTGTTTCCCCTCTCATTTCTCACCCATACTCACCCACCCATTATTATGCGAACAGATTTTACAGCACTCAATGAAACAGTGATCGCATCGCCGACCAAAACTCCGGTGACTTTGATGCTACTGCAATGGCCGGCGCAACCGCTGGGGGCCTCGGCATTGACGTTGCGCTTGTGTGACAGGGCCGGGATCAATATTGAAGGAACCGTCTGGTATCACTTGATGGAGTCTTCCGGTGCGCTGGAGCAATTGGTCGATTCTGCCATGGCAGAATCGGGGGCCAATGGCAGTACCAACATCGCGGTCATCAATCATCCGACCGATTTGTTTTCTCCGGCAAAACCGTTCTCACATATCTTTCGGCAATACCGACCGGAAGCGGGGCTGGTCACGCTTTATCAATGGTACGAGGGTGAGGGGATGACTTCAGCAGATCTGACCCCTCTGTTCGTGGGTCGGCCAACGGACCCGATTTCATTCGATGAAAACAGATGCTCCTTCAACGTCGTCGATGTGGCGACGGATTATGGTGAGCAAAAGCTCGGCACTTTGATCAATCTTACTGATTACCCACTCGCCCCTGAAGCGTCGATTGGCAAGATGAAGCCAATTGTGATCGGTGCGGTTCTCAGTGCCCCGGCGATCCCGCTTCGCAAAGTATTGGAGACGCGGGTCAAGTCGGTGGTGCAAAAGGGAGGATCATTGGTCAATGTGATGGACACGACGGGGTTCCCCGCAGTGGGAACGATCATCATCAATGACGATGAAATCACTTATACAAGTAAGAACGCGACGCAGTTTTTGGGATGCACGGGCATCAACGAATTCCATTATGCCGACGACGTGGTACTGGAAAAGGTAACAGGGCATCGTTATTTATTGAGCGATCCAGCTTACCCGATCCAGAGCATCGGCGCGGTCAAGGCGGGCGGGCATCTGACCGACCCGGCGGATTACTCGATCGATCTGGCCAATGGCGAAGTGGTCTTCCCGGACAAGCCAAAGAAAACCGATTCTATCGACACCAAGTTTTTGCAGGCACAAATGGACGCGATTGCTTCAGCAAACAACGCCACCGATCCCGGCAATGCCTACATCCCCAACAGTCCCGCGACCTATGCCAAGCTCAATCAAAGCGCGACTCCGCTGGCTCTCAAGCAAACGGATGACTTGCCCAATGTCGGTGAGATCGCAAGTGTGCTGGTGCGGGTCGAGCATTTCATGGAAGAAAAATTATCGAGCGATTCGTTGACTGTCGAGATTCCCGGAGTGGGTGAGTTGGGAACGCTACCGCCTCCAGCAATGGACGATCTCGCCGTGGTGACGGGCGACGTAGACATCACTCATGACACTTTGATCGGATCGCTGGCTTTCCCCATCAATCCCAGTGGTGGCGGGGCAGGCCATGTTCACAACGTATCCACGCCCGGTACGACAGAAGATCAGAACGAAACCACGACACCGAAACTGACATCAACAACGATTCCCGCCTGGGCAGGAACAAAACTTGAAACTGTTACTTTGACCTTTCCCCCTTTAGTAGGGAGCCCTCCGCAGAGCTACACCTACACGCTTGATCTGGTGGGCGATATCACAGGTTTTGTGACGGGCAAGCGCGTGCGTGCTTATCTGGAGGGAGTGGAAATTTACCATTGGTTTGAAGGAACGGTGATCACCAATTTAACGTCGCTATATAAAAGCGGCACGCCATCGGACAGTGTAGACATTGATGTGACTTACACAATTTCTCCGGTTGAGAGTATTGGCCAAACCGGACGTTTTGACATTCAGTCACAGATTGTGCGGACGGTGGATATAGGAGGCTCGGATATCACGGACTCGCAACTCGACGCATTGGACACCGAACAGACGGGTGCGCTTGAAACCACAACAGGAACCCCGGCCCTCAATACGACCAGCGAAAAAGCCACAAAAACGGTGGTGAAGCATTTTGATATCACCAGCACGGTCAATGGCGATTGGGGCTGGTTCAAGGACAAAGAAATCCATGTGCTGTACAACGGCACTTCGGACGGTCGAACAGCTTTTATTATTCACATGGCTTTTGAAATCGAATACGCGCGCCGACGTGTGAGCTTCACCGATGAAATCAGCGCGGATGTGAACGGTGTGATCGACGATGCGAGCGGGAGCGTGACAGGCACGTCATCGGCTTTGATCGAACGTCCCGATCATGTTTACAAATGGTCGGTGTTGATGGGTCTTCTAAAAACCACTTCTGAAATTGACAGCACATCTTTCACCAGTGCGGGATCGTTTTACACGACGCAGGCGGGTGGCTACGCCTTGGCGGGTATCGTGCAAAGCCAAAGCGCGTGGCGGGATTTGTGGCGCGAGTGGGGGCGTTCTTGCCGTTCTTCGTTTTATTGGGATCTGGGCAAGGCGAAGATTCTAATTCGACCGCTCAACCGGGTGGACCTTGCTACGACTTACGATCAGGCGATTGATCCCGACGATCTGCGCCTGGACAGTGACAAGCGTTTGATCTTCAAAACTGAGCGCGGTGCGTCACGCAACATCGTCAATGCCATCGATCTGAAATACCAGAAAAACTGGAGCGGTGGCGAGACCGAACCTTATTCAGGTATCGTTTCAATCAGTGATGAGGAGTCTATAACGCGCTATGACAGACGCGAGGATGCCAGCCGATTCCAGTTTGACTGGGTGCGTGAGCAGGCAATGGCTGAAGACCTTGCGGAATTTTATCTCGAAGAATATGCCGAGCCGCTGGATGTTTACGACTTTGAATTGTTCCTGCCTTATATGGCTCTGGAGCGCGGTGACATCATTCGTCTGAATCCGCCGTCACACGATCTGGACAACGTTCTTTGTGTGGTGCTCGGTGTGGGCCGGGTTTTCGGATCGGGCAAGGAAGGACGCATGGATTCGATACCGGTTACAGCGCGCGCGATGCGTGGATCGTATGCGGTCACGGGTGGGTTTGGTGTGGCTCCATTCGGAGTGAGTGGTTTTGGCGGCGTGGCAAAAATTTAATTTATTGAGGCGAAAATAAAATGGCAGACACATTCACAGATAATTTTAATCTCACCAAACCCGAGGCGGGTAAGGTCAGTTGGGATACAGACTACGCGGCCCTTGCTGATTTGATCGACTCGCGTTTTATGATGGCCGGAAAAAACGCAATCATAAACGGAGCATGCCAGGTCGCGCAAAGACCAGCCCCAAATATCAGCGGGTCTTACCAGTATGGCAAGGTTGACCGAATTGCGGCGAAGGCAGATGGGACACCGACAGCGGGGACGATCAGTCAATCCGAAACTACATTGCTGGGGTCGAGCGGTTATGCCTCTCATTTAAGCGGAGTATCCACAGGCGCGGGTGGGGCGATGTATTGGCGGTATCGGATCGAGTCGCGGGACGTCCAGCGTTTTATAAGTCAGGCCGGGATATTTTCTGCGAAGGTTTATCACAACGTTGGGTCGGCGCAAAATTTCACGATCACGATCAACAAGGCAAATGCAAAAGACGATTTTTCGGCAGTCACTTTGATCTCCGCGTCGGGGAATTTGAGCGTTGAGGATGCGACGGAGACGGCGATAGAATTCGCCGTTGCTGACTTGGCGAGTTGCGGCAATGGGATTGAGATCATCGTCAAATGTGATTGTGGTGCTGTAACGACAAAGGATTTTTATTTGGCCGATTTGCAATTTGAAAAAGGGAATGTGGCGACCGAGCTAGAGCCACGGCCGATTGCTTTGGAATTCGCAATGTGTCAGCGGTATTACCAGCAATACGGCGAGGGGTCCAACGAAATGCTCGGGACCTCGGCGGTTCATAGCGCAACCACAGCTTTTGTGATCATCCCATTCCAAACCACTATGCGTACCACGCCGACAGTGACATACGACTCGACACTGTCAAACTATCTTGTTCGCATTTCAGGCAGTAGCCAAACCCCAACCTCACTTAATAATGACGTCATCACCCCAAGGACAATGAGTATAAACATTGGCATAACAGGAGGAACGGTGGGTGATTGTTGTTTTATGTATTCGCCCCCTGCGGATGGGATCAGTGGTCTTATTAAGTTAAGCGCAGAGCTATAAGAGAGGATATCAAAAATGTCAAAGTACAAAATAATCAATGCCCCCAATATTTTGAATACAGAAACAGGCGCGCAAATTCCCAACGATCCAGCAAATGCGGACTGGCAAGAATATCAGGAATGGTTGACCGATCCCGCAAATACTCCCGATCCTGCTGATGCGGTCGTAGTGACAGCGGATATGATTAAAACGGAAGCGCGTCGGCGTATCCTTGAGAAATATCCCGAATGGAAACAGGCGAATCTGACCGCGCGCATGGTGGAGCTGAACAAGATCCGTGCCAGTGTGGGCAGTTGGACCGCTGGCGAGCAGATGGAGGTCGATGCCATCCAGTCGGCCTGGGATTGGGTCAAGTCCGTGCGTTCCGCATCCGATGCGCTGGAGCTGATCCTGCCGGTGGATTATCAGGACAACAGCTATTGGCCTGCGTTCTAAAATAGAGAAAGGTTGCAAACAATGACGGTATCGAGAGAAGAATTGGACGCGATTTTAGAGCGTCATGTCAAGTCGATCAAAGAGCATATCAGCGACAAGCTTGACCCGATCAGCGAAAATTTGCAGGGACACAGCGCAACCTTGTACGGCAAGGATGGTCGCAACGGACTGGTCGGCGATGTGACAACGATCAAAACAACGGGACTGGCCTTCAAGTGGATTGCGGGCTCGGGTTTCTTTGCGGGAATTTCAAAATGGATTCACGAATTTTATAAATGAGCGGGAGGGCAGTGAATCGGGTGGGGCGGATTTTGTCGGTCGTTACTTTTGGAAAGTTTCGATGACATCTTTGATGTCCTGCACGATGGTTTTGATGTTGAAGGGTTTAGTGATCATCGCGTTCATTCCGGCATTGAGGTAGCGTTGTCGATCTTCTTCGGAGGTGTTGGCGGTGAGGGCAATGATGGGGATGGGTGTTTTTTCGGGATGCTCGCCTTCATATTTTCTGATTTCGCGGGTGGAATCTATGCCCCCCATGACCGGCATTTGCACGTCCATCAAAATGACATCGAAAGTTCCCGCTTTGTAGGTCTCAAAGGCTTGCAAACCGTCTTCAGCGGTGGTGACGTTGTGACCGCGCCGGGTGAGAAGCTTGACGCCGAGAGACAGGTTCATGGCGGTGTCGTCTGCCAGCAGAATATTTAAAATATCATTCATCCCTTTATTATACAAAGTGTTGTATTAAATGTGAATGAAAAATTTAAATTGGGGTGGTTTTTCTATAACATTGTCTTTCGCAGTTTATTTTAAAGCTTCTTTTACAGTTCTTTCCAGGCTCCTATGATGCGTCCGACGATGGGGTCGGGCTCTTCTGCCAGATTGATGATCTGCACTTCGGAGATGGGATTAATGGGCCGCAGGATGAGCAGTTCTTTATGGACCTCCAGGTATTTTGCGGTCAATCCTTCCTGATAGTAGATGGCGAATATTTTATTTTTCTGGATGCTTTTGTCGTCGCGATCGATCACCACAATATCGCCAGAATGCAACATGGGCTCCATCGACTGTCCATCGACCCGGCTCGCAACCAGGTTACTGCGTTTGCCAGCGGCGCGGATGTGGAGCAGGACATAGTCTTCGACATTGTCTTCCTGAATGATGGGCTGACCGGCGGCGATGAACGAATCGGTGAGCGGGATGGAGACATAGTCCTCGGCAGAAATTTTGGGCGTCGTCCGCGTGCTGGTGGATTTGAAAACCTTGAGTTCTGGAACCGGGGCATGCTGTTGCTCGGTGATGAAAAAATACTGCGGCAAAACATCCAAAGCCTGTGCGAGTGCCGCAATTTCCTTTGTGGATAAAGGCCAGGCTCCCTCTTCGATCAAGTCGTAAAGGGTCAAACTCAATCCCATTTTTTCTGCAAGTTGTTCGCGGCTCCAGCCTTTATTTTTCCGAAAAAAAACAATATTTTTTACCACCGTTTTTAACAGGGTCGTTTTTTTGACCTGCCCCGCCACCAGCCATTGCAGGTTGACGCCCGAGTGCCGGGCAATCTTTTCCAGTGTGGCGGAGCCGGGAGCGCGACGGCGCGAGATGGATTTTTGCATGGCGGGATAGTTCAGGCCGCAGTCCTTGCAGAAATCGACCAGCGATTGCTTTCCCTTCAGAGACTCTATTCGATTGAGAATGTTTTCTTCGTCGTTCAAGGCAAGGGCACCCCTGTATTATTTTCGCTTAATTTTCGCTTTTTGGTTGACAGTAAGAGAATTTTGTCCGATATTGATATTCGGAAGTAGACAAATGGCTTTTATTTTCAGATCGGGTTCATGGTCTCACAAATTCAAACGGAGTGACTTCCGTTCTTTGGTTAATGTTCAGAATAGGGGAAGGATTATGATCAAGCAATTAAAAATTGAGGGTTTTAAAGATCAGTGGAGAGATATCTGTTTGACGGGTCTCGATTTGTTCACATCGGACAATGTCAATGGCGTCGGTAAATCTGCGGTTCTGGAATCGTTCAAGCTGGCGGTTCTGGGCGAGCTTCCGGGTCGGGCCAAAAATCTGGATGACATCATGAAGTTCACTTCTCACGATGAGATGAGTGTGGGGGCGGAATACGACGATGGAACGCGGTCGGTGTGTTTCAAACGAAAGTTTTACCGGGAAGGCAAGCAGGGCGAGCGACGTCCGGTTTTGATCGATCGGGTGGCTTTGAAATATGAGGAAGGCAATCACTGGATTCTGCAAAACATTGGTGCGGCTTCGATTGGTTTTGATCCGAATGAATTTTTGAACATGAGCGGGCCCAAAAAACTGCAATGGATCATTGCACATTCTCCTGAATCGTGGGCGATGACTCAGGAATGGGTGCTGTTGGTGTTTCTGGCTAAGCTGACGGAAAAATACCTGGGCGCGGGTCTGGTGTCACATTTGCTGGCTCCCTATGGCATCAGCGGGATGGAGGCTTTGTATGATCCGAAATCCCCAGCTCCTCTAGCGGTACTCATTCAGGTTTTGACAGAGGCGTTTGAAAAACAGGAACCGGAGTTGTGGAAGATCATCGACCGGGTTCTGGACAGTTGTTGTCAGGTTTGGTCGGGATCGGCATCGGGTGAGGAGAATCTGAAATCAATCCAGAGATTTTTGAAATCGGTGAGCGGGGAACGCAAGGGAGCCATTCGAGAACAGGGTTCTGCCATTGCTTGTATGAAGAAAGGCGAGCATCTTCCGGTTTTGGACTCTGCGGACACGGAACGCAATGCGGTTCGTGCATTGGAAAAGGAAATGGAATCGCTTTGCATTGCCTTGGAGCGGGCAAAAGTTTGTCATCAATCGGAAAGGAAACGCGAGGAACGCAAGCATTGGTTGCGGGATGAAATATCGCGTCTGGCGAATCAGGTGCCCTCTGGCAATGAGAATTTGGAAGGGCGGATTGCAGAATTGAGTCAGGGTCAGGTGAACCTGCTTCCACTTGAGGAAGAGCTGGAACGGGTGAAAGTGGCTTACGATCTGTCCTGCGAGGAATGCAACGCGGTCCAGCGTGAAGAAAAGGAACTTTCTCAGCGGACTTTGTTGATAAGGGAGAAGGCGGAAGCGGTGGACTCGGCACGCATTCGATGTCCGGTGGCAGAATCCATCGTTTGTGACACGAATATGGAACCTTACCGTTCTGCTCTGCGTGCGGAAATGGCTGAACTCGAATCGAGTCATGAAAAAATTCAGTTGCGGATTGAGGAACTGGAACGGAACAAAGAAAGCAATCATTTGAATAAAACCAGTGCGTCAACGCGACTGGAAACAGCAAAGACCTGGAACGACAGGATCAAACGGCAATTGGAGGAGTTGAAAGAAAAGCAGGCTTTCATCCAAAGGGAGGCATCGCGATTGTCAGGAATGGCCAATGCGTACCGCAATGAATTGTTTGAGTTGGAACGCAATTACCCTTTTGAAAATGAAAAACTCAACCCTGCGCCCTGGGAGGAATTGGAAAGCAGGAAAGTGGTTCTGCTGGCGGAAAAAAATCAGCACGAAGAAAAACTGGAGTCGATTCTGCGCGAAGAAGGGAAAAGAAGAAGTCTGAAAGAATTTCAGACAAAGAAACGCGAGTCGGAAAAGGAACTTGAAGTTTTGAAAGTGCTGGAGACCCTTGCCGGACCGGGCGGGATGAGTAGGGAGATCGCGGTTTCTGCGGCGGTGGCACTCGAAAAAGAAGTGGGTGAGGCCCTGCGATTGCTGGATGAAAATCTGAAATTTGCGGTTGATTTGCGCGGTCGGGAAATGGTGTTGGGCTGGAACCATGACGAGAAACTCATTCCCCTGTTCACCATCAATTCAGGTCATTTTATGTTGTTCATCGTTCCTTTTTTGGCAACGCTGGTGGCGCGTCTGGCGCGTCTGCGCGAAAAAGCGGGCAAGCGTACTCTGAGGGCACTTTGCATTGAGGCCGAAGCACTCACACCCGGCAATCTGGAAATTTTACTCAATGGATTGTCGCGAATGAAAGACGCGGGATATGTGGACAATGTTCTGGTCGCGCATTACAGCTCGGTCAAAGATCCTGCGTTGTTGCATGGCTTTCATGAACATATTCTCAAGGCGAGTGAAGCGGTTGCAAATGCCGCCTGAATTTACGCAAGCAATTGAGAAAATTGTAGCACGGTTTTTCATGAAAGGAATCCGCGACTGAAATGAAAATGAGAAAATTGAGAGTGAGAAGGTTCCGCCCAAAACGGTCGCGAGCTTTCATGCGATGCCATATTGTGAATCGGGTCATGGAAACGGGAGAGGAGGTCAAGCGCGGCTGTGGCGGTCTCAGCATGGTAGCGGATGAAGTGGGTGGGCACTGTCTGTACTGCGGCAATTTTTATTACAGAAAAAAACTGCCGCTGGAGGTGCTCTGGTTTCACTTCAAAATATCCCGTGAATACTGGAGTGTGCGGCGCGGACCTGAGCTGGAGTACATCAACGGATTTCCAGTGGATGGAGTTGCCGATCCATTGCCAAAAAAATTGCGGATCGATCTGGACGAAACCCTGCCACCGGAGTGGTTCGCACATTTCATGAGTTTCGACGAAGAGCAATTCAAAAAATATCTCAAAAATAAATTTTAGAAAATAAACTTAACCTGTTCAATATTTATGACAGATGCGAGGAAAGCGGATATGGAACTGAAAGAAGTGGGCTACGATTCCTGTTCATCAAATGCGGGGTTGGCGGAAGATCGAAACCTGAGGTACATTGCGCCCAATCAGCTGGAATACCTGCAAAGCGGCTACAGAGAGGAACGCTGGGAAGGAGAATATTTTCCACGCAAGCAATATGATTATTTGAAAAAGATGCGCATCGATCTGGAGAGGTTTCAGTTGACAGACAAGCAGATGATCGCTGTGAGTCTGGTTTTTTATGGCGGATTGCAAAAAAACCGGGCCGCCGGGGTCATGAAGATCAGCGCGCAGGCGGTGGACGAGCATCTCAAAGCGGCACTGAAAAAAATTGGCGCAGGTTTGGGGTGA